CAGACTCGTTTCCAAAACAAGATCTAATGGGCAAGACGGTATCACTTTCTTTAAGAGATATGTATTGGTATTTAGAATCAATCACTGCCCCTCAAATATTAATGACAGAGGTATCTGTAAGTTCCGCAGTTTGTCTTTTGTTAGACTATATTGGTTTTTCTAATTATACATTTAAAAGAGTTGCAAACGAAAAAGAAATAATAATTCCATATTTCTTTGTTGGTCCAGACAAAAGCGTTGCAGAGGTTCTTCAAGACCTAGCAGTATCAAGTCAGACTGCCATGTTCTTTGACGAATATAATAACTTTGTTATGATGAGTAAAGACTATATCATGCCAACTAAAGAACAAAGACCAACAACTTTTGAGTTAAAGGGAACATTAGATCTTTTTCAAGATAAAGAAATTAAAAACAAAACAGTTAACAATTCTAAACTTGCAAATGTTATTTCCGTATCTGTTCAACCAAACAATGTTTATAATGATGGAGTTATCAACTACAGAACAAGACATATTCAGAGATCTATCGGCTCTTTAAGACAGGCTAGTTTGTTAGATGAAGAAAGATTCTACACATATAAGCCTGCACTCTTATGGGAGGTTTCTGGAACAGAAAACACAAGGTCTGTAAACAATGAAGTTAACACTCAATCATCATATGTTTTGAGCGCAATACCTCTTAACTCCAACCTTACGGCAGATGTTCCAGTTGTAAAAAACAACGTAGTTATTAACAATACTTTTAGTCTTGGCGAAGCAGCATACTGGATTACAAGATATAATGGATACTTTTATTCGCAAGGCGAAATTATTAAGTACGATGCAGTTCAATACAATGTTACTGGATTTGGAAATGTATGGATAACATCTATAGAAGACTATCAAAATTATTTTTCTAAACTTCCTTTCAACGGAAAGATATATCCAACTGGCCTTGTAAGGATCTATGCAGAGCCGAAATACTTTGAGCAATCTGGAGTGGTTAAACTTCAAAATGGCCCAGTAGTTAAACATGGTCGTGGTCAGTTTGGAACAACAGTGGTAGAGCATTCTGCTGGAATATCAGACTACTGGAAATCTGATGACAATATAAAGGGTTGCTACATGTCATCAGAGCACTTGTTTGAAAAAAAGGAAGTTCCTCTAACAACAACAATTGATGCTGCTGGCAAACTAACAGATGCATCAATATCTGCCGACGCTTTAGCAAGAACAGCATCTAGGTCTGGAATTATTAAAAACTTTATGTCAACTGCAATTGTTGGAGAAATAACTACAAAAACTCAGCAACTGCCAGGATCAATCCAGTCTTCTGCGCTTTCTTTAACTGGACCAAACTTTACAACTAAAGAAAAGCCAAGAAACTTTATTTCATATGTTCATAAGCCTTTGGCAGGCAAGAAGTATAAGCATTTTGGTACAAGAATGAGAATAGTTGGAAAGATAGAGAGCAATGAAGATCGTGGTCAAACATCAAATGGGTCCTCTACCTACTATGTTGTAAATGGTTCTACACCAGATAAAAACATTAATATTGCTGGAGGATCTGCTGGCATTGCCGTCATGCTAAACCCAACTACTAATGTTGGATACTACTTTGAGATAGCAGCACTTGGAATTGGAAATCTTTCAGAAACAGATAGAGAAAGTGTTAGCAATGTTTTCTTTTATAAGGTAAAGTCTGATAATGGAAAAGCAATACCAATAGGACTTTGGGATGGTATAGCACAAATTACTGTTGATGATGGAAGATTTACTGGTCAGTCAAGAATGTTTGCTGAGGAAAATCCAACGGTATATGATTTGGCAGTAGAGTACGAAGACATAGGAAAGACAAGAAGATTCTATCTTTACATGAACGGAAGACTAGTAAAGACGGTAGATGACAATGATCCACTTCCAGCATACTCTAATATAGCATTATTTACAAGAGGCTCATCGAGAGCAATGTTTGAGAATGTCTATGCTTTGTGCAATAACTATTCACAGAACACTTCATTCTCTTTGGGTGCACCAGTCAACTCTGTGTTTGGAGATACAGAGATTGACGCAAATGAATCTTTTAGAAAGTACGCAATAAGTGGACTAATCCAAAACACATACCTTTCTGGCATAGGTTCCTCTGAGCCACCAAAGTATGACATATATTTTGAAGAGTTTGGAAGCATAATGAGAGAAGCAGCAGTTTTTAATTTTAAATATGATAAGGCTTATCCAGCACTGACTGCAAAGATTTCTCCGACATTTAATAAGATAAAGGGATATGTTGTTTCTGGTTTTAGGGCAGGATCTTACGGAGCGGAGTTTATGATTTTTAATGCAACAGATACTGCTCTTAGCCTAGACGAAACAAGTGGAAATTATTTAAGAGTTCAGGGAATTACATTTACTCAGCAATCAGATAACAACTTAACAGTTGATGAATACTTTAATAGAAATAGTCTTGAGTCAAATCCACAGTTTGTTGCTGACAAGTTAATATCAAATCCATACAAGTTTAAGCAAGACTATCAAGACATTAAGTTAAGCAGAATGACATACGGCAAAAAAGATTTTGCCTTAGATGCACCATACATTCAGTCACAAGATGAAGCAACAAGTCTAATGAAGTGGATGGTTGAAAAAACAACAAAGCCAAGGAAGTCAGTTGGTGTCAAAATATTCTCTATACCAACAATACAACTAGGAGATATAGTTAGTTTAGACTACAGAGAAAATGGTATTAGTATGGCATCGAGTTCTTCTAGTAGGTTTGTTGTTTACAATATTGATTTTTCTAGAGGACCAAATGGCCCAGATATGACATTATTCTTAAGTGAGGTGGTCTAATGGTAAGTCAAATTGACGGCGGTGGAGAGGTTCCAGCAACTGCTCCACTACCAAAAGCAATAGTAAAAGCAGAGGATAACTCAGTAAAAATTGCAACGCCAGATTTAATTATTTTTGATGAAGAGTTAATGTCTATTGACATAATGACAGACCTCATATTTGAAGATATAGGTGGATACGAACTTGCAACAATATCTAGGCACGACCTTGTAAATGGGCAAAAGGTTGTCTATGCTCCAATTAAAAATCTAACAGATTTATACTTGCAGTATAACCCAAATAATGTTTTAAGGCTTCAGTCTTCTGACTCGTACTTTAAATCCCTATCATTGTCTATATTCGATCACCTACCAACCTGCGGTACTGGATATGACATATCCCCACCACCAAATAACTTAAACGAAACAGATAAGAGTAAATGGATAAAGACACCAAATTGTAAGTCTGTATATATAGACCCAATAACTGGAGACTTGGTTATTAATTTAATTAATGTTAAAGAGAATGAGCAGGCAGAGGTTCAGGTATTAACTAGTGGGGATATTTTTAGTGATACAATATATGATGGGAGTAATTAATGATAACTAATATAGGTAAAAATCTTTTAGCCAAGTATCTTGTTGGACAGACGCAATCATATGCCTCACACATTGCCGTGGGCTGTGGACCCACTCCAGTGGCTTCTGATGGGGCATTTTCTGACTACTCTCTAAAGAAATCTTTAGACTTTGAGATGTTTCGTGTTCCAATTATATCTAGAGGCTTTGTTAATGAAAACGGTATTGATAAGGTAGTCCTAACAGCAGAACTGCCAACAGAAGAAAGATATGAGATTACAGAGGTCGGAGTGTTCTCTGCTGGATCAAACCCAGTTGCTGGATCTTTTGATAGCAGAAATATATTTTCTTTTGCAGATACAGATAACTGGTTGTACCAGCCATTTGGTTCTGCTGCAATAGATATCCCAGTAAGGTATGAGCCACTTGATGGAGACTCTGAAAACGGAATAATAAATCAGACAGTTAATGTCTTTGCAACAAATGCAGACAATAGAATATTTACACAGTCAGACAGAATAGCAAGACACGAAAGATGCAGATTCTTAAATAATATAATTGCTATTGTTGGAAACGATTCTACCCTAACAACTAACTCTTTAGGAAAAATCCAGGTGGGTTCAGGATCAAAGTATATAAGACTTAATGAGACGACTGTGGACCTTACTAAGAATAGTCCGCTAGATGAACTTAGACTTGCGTTTTCAGTTGTTAATAAGGTTGCTAATTCTAATACAGTTCCAGATAATGTTAAGATTTTGCTAGAGTTTTCTCATGCAGGATTAAATGCAACTCAAGAGTATGCTAGGTTTGAAGTAAACATAGATGATGAGTCATATGTTGCTGGCACAGCAGTAGAAAAAGAAAACTTTGCAACAAACAGATATATCGTTGCAACAAAGGCTCTCAAAGATTTAAATAAAACAGATAACTTTGATTGGAGAGAAGTAACATCTGTAAAGATTTATTCATGTGTAACTGAGGCTGGCTCCCCAACTGATTTATTTTATGTATGTCTTGACGGGCTAAGACTTGAAAATATTACATCGACAAACTCATTGTATGGTCTTACTGGCTACTCTGTAATTAAGAGTGTAGGGTCAAAGCCAATCATAAAGGCAGCCAACACAACAAACTATATTGAATTTAGATTTGCTTTGGATGTTGGATAATGGCAGACAAAGGAATTAAAAATGTCATCATTAAAAAAGATTTACTTGGAAAGGTGACCTCATCAAACTCAAGAGTTGTCAGGTTTAGACTTGTATCAGAAGATAAAAATAGAAAATCAGCATATTCAAAAATTTTTATTACTGGTTCAGAGGCTGTAATAATAGGCCCAGGAGATTTGAATATTATTGGCAACAGTGTTATCGTAAACTGGGCTACTGGTCAAGTTTCAGTGCAAATAGTCTATGATGTTTTTGCAGGATTTGATGGTGCGACTCCAATTTATATAGGATCTACAGGATCACAAAACTATTCTTTTTTAAAAAATGGAACACAGTCAGTAAGAGTAATAGTTCAGGCATCATCTATAGCGCCAAAATTATCTCCAAACCTAGAAGTCTACGACTCTGGAATCGTAAGTCTGGTATAATTATAAGATGGCAATTCTACCTGTACCAGAGCGAGGACAACCTTTAGACGTAACATATATTTATCAGATTGTTAAGGCTATTAATGATTTGTCTACACAGATATCTCCATCAACATATAAATATGTAACGGTAGATACGCCAAATGCTGGAAAGCAAAGCGTAAAAGCATCAGAAGCAAGAGTAATTGGTGGATATGTGCAGGTTACAACTAGCACAACACAGACTGCTGGGTCATCTCAGCCATTTGCCTATGACTTTCCAAGCGAGTTTAAGTTTGCTCCAGTAGTAACAGCAACGCCAGTGAATGTGGGCAATACTGATGCTGGAAAAGATGTGACGGTTACACTCAAGAGTGTTTCAACATCAAAGGTCGAAGGCACCGTAAAGTTTAATGCTGGAGGCGACACAAGTATTGGAATTAACCTAGTAATCATTGGAATACCAAATTAATGATAAAGTGTAAAAAATGTAATGGAAGAATGTTTATAGATAGACAATATACAGAAATAAATAATTTAGAATTATACTGTATTCTTTGCGGGTCAAGAAGTTTCTTTCACCCGCCAAGCAATTCTC